CCTTGGTGCATCAGATGCTTATGCTAAAGGTGATGTTGTAACCCATAACAACAAAACCTGGGTAAGTGATGTTGATGCTAATGTGTGGGAACCTGGTGTTTATGGTTGGAGTGAAAAAACATCTTAAAGAAAGGAAGGTGAAGCTATGACTGTTGAAGTTGGGGTTGTCATTTCCGTAATTTCTTTAATTATTGCTATCGTTGTGGGGGTTAGTGGTATGAAAAGAAGTGCAAGAAATGATGATAAGAAGGATGCTTCAGAATTAACCACTGTAATTGTGAAGCTTGAAAACATCAGTAATGATATTAAAGATATTAAAACTGATTTGCGTGATATGAAACAGGATATTCAGCATCATGCAGAAAAACTTGTTAAGTTGGAACAGCAAGTGAAAGTGTTGAACAAAACTGTTTTCCACAGTGAAAATTCAGATGAATAAGAAAAATCAAGAATATTCCAAAAGAATTTTATTTTGGACTATGCTTATTTTCTGCATCAATTTATTTTGTTCCCTTCTGTTTAGTTGGTATGGGAAAGATACTTCAATTTTTATGTATTCCATACCAACAACAGGGGGAATTTTTGGTTCAGCAATTGTGTTCTATCTTAACAAGGCAAAGCTGGAAAATGTATGTAAAGGGAAAATTCAATTCTTCAAGTTCAAAATGAAATGGCTTGAAAAACATCCTGAACATCAAATTCAAATTGAAAATGAACTTTCAAACATTGATTCAGCACTAACAAGCAAGATTGATTCAGAAATGGAATCCGCTATTTCTGAAGAAATAACAATTCAAAATTATTGAAAGGTAGGTACTTAGTATGAAAATCAATTGGAAACAGAAATTAACCAGTAGAAAGTTTTGGGCAGCGGTTGTTGGTTTTGTAACTGCTATCCTGGTTGCCTTTGGTGTAGGTGATTTAGAGATTGAACAAGTGGTAGCTGTTATTACTGCTTCTGCAACTCTTATTGCTTACATTATCGGTGAAGGTATGGTTGATGCTGCAAGAATCAACAGCGAAAGCACAGAAAATGAAAGCAAAGGTGAATAATTATGGCTTACACAAATAACCCCCTTGTTTCATACACTAAAATTTCCCCCAACAAAACTATCAATAGAAATATGCCTATTGATAGAATTACCCCACATTGTGTTGTAGGGCAGTGCAGTGTTGAAACTTTGGGTAATGTATTTGCCCCTACAAGTAGACAAGCTTCTTGTCAATATGGAATTGGTGTTGATGGTAGGGTTGGAATGTATTGTGAAGAAAAAGACCGTTCTTGGTGTTCTTCCAGTGGTGCAAATGACCATAGAGCAATTACCATTGAATGTGCTTCTGATACAAAGCATCCTTACAGTATGAATGATAAGGTTTACAACACCTTAATTGAACTTTGTGTTGACATTTGCAAGCGAAATGGAAAAAGCAAACTTATTTGGTTTGGTGATAAGGAAAAAACCCTTGCTTACAAGCCTAAATCTGATGAAATGATTATTACAGTTCACAGATGGTTTGCTAATAAGTCTTGCCCTGGTGATTGGTTGTATGAACGATTATATGACCTTGCAAGCAAGGTAACTGAAAAGCTGGGTAAATCTTCAACCGAAAGCGGAAAACCCCAAATAAACGAAAATATGACCACACAGAAGCTTTATAAGGTTCAAACTGGTGCATTCACTGTAAAAGCTAATGCAACAGCCCTTCAGAACAAGCTTAAAGCAAAGGGATTTGATACTTATATTGTTCAGGTTGGAAAGTATTACAAAGTTCAGGTTGGGGCTTACAAGGTTAAAACCAATGCTGAAGCTATGCTGAAGAAACTGAAAGAAGCTGGTTGTGCTGATGCCTTTATTACCTACACTGATTCTACTGAAAAAGAAAGTTCAAGTTCTGAAATCAAAGTTGGTGATAAGGTAAAAGTTTTGAATGCTAAAACCTACACTGGAAAAGCCTTCAAATTATATTATTCAAAATATGATGTGATTGAAGTTAATGGTGATAGGGTTGTAATTGGCATTGGTAAAACTGTTACTGCTGCTGTTCACAAGGACAATCTGAAGAAGATTTAAGCATCAGAAATCTGTTACTAACCTGTTACTAACGCTGGTGTTTTCAGGGTGTTTTTGATGGTTCAAGAACCTGAAGAACCCCTGAAAATACTGCATTTACTGCACTTGAAAAATTCACAAATTTATGGTATAACATTTCTAACTAAGCCCCAAACCCTGATTTTACAAGGGTTTGGGGCTTTTTTCGTTACTAACTTGTTACTAACGCTAAAGCATTTTGAAGTTCTTCAAGCGTTTTATGGGTGTAAACCCTTTCACCTACTTCATGGGATTTATGCCCCATCATTAAATCAATACAAACCTTATTTGCCCCCGCTGAATCAAGCCTACTTCTAAAGGTATGTCTGCATTCATGGGGTGTATGTTCTTGATTCAGCTTCTTCATAAACTGATTCCAAATGATGTAGTATTGACTGTTTGAAATCTTCTTTCCATTAACGGAAATCAAATATTTGTTCCCTTCCTGAACCCTTGCTTTCACAAAATCCAAAATTAAAGGGTGGATTGGAACTATTCTATCTTTACCCGCTTTAGTTTTAACCCCGCCTTGAAAGTAAGGGATATCTTCCAGGTTAATCTTTGCACTTTCCAAAGAAAGCAATTCACTGATTCTAAAGCCTGAATAAAGCAAAATCAGAATTGTATCTGCATCAGGTTCATCCTTCAAATTCCAAACAGCTTTTATTTCATCTTCAGTAAAAGGCTTTTTAGTTGAAGGTGGAATTGGTGCTGCATGAATCAGCATAGAATTCATCTTTGTTATTATATCAAGTTCCATAGCGTATTTATCAAGTTGCCCCCATAGGTTCTTAATTGCCCCCTGGGTAGAATAACCTTTTCCACAATTATCAATTGATTCTTGCATCATATAAGCTTTGATTTTCTTATAAGGCATATCCCAAAGCAGCTTACAATGGTTCATAGATGATTTGAAGCTGGATGCACTTGATTTAGATATTTTGGGGAAATCCCTTTCAGACCATCTTTCAAACAGTTCTTTCATTGTTATCTTTGATAAGTCTATATCATAGGGATTTCTATTGTATTCAGCAAGGGCAATCATTGCTTCTTGCCTGGTTTTGAAATATCCAACTGGTTTATAGATTGGTTGCCCTTTGTCATTCCATCCAACTGTTTTTCTTGCACAGAAGGGATTTCTTCTATTGCCTGAAAGCTTAACAACAGAGCCATAACCATTAGGATTCTTCAAGAAATCACCTTCCTTTCTTTAACTTGCTTGAACAACCTTGAACAAGGTTTGAAATCCTGAAAACCCTTGAAAATAAAGGCTTTTTTAACTTGCTGGTAACTTTCTTGTTCAAGATGTTTAAGGTGTTACACATTTCTTATTACCTAAATAATTTTCAAGTATTTTTAAGTTACTTGAAAATACTTTTTTTTAATCCTAAAAATATTAAGTATATAGAAAATACTTTGAACATCTTCAACACCTTGAACAAGCTTAAAGAGTAATAGAACCTGAAGAAATGTTGGTTCTGATTTCATCAAAGAACTTTCTTCCAGTAGAATCAACAGACCAAAAAGCAAGATATTTGGATTCACCTGAAGAACTGGTGTAACTTACAACAGAAAACCACTTAACCCCCATCTTAGCTGTTGAAACAGGGTTATTGTGATACTTACCCATAAAGTTCACTTCAGGCATATAATCAACGCTTTGGATTTGTGCAAATGGCAACTTAACAGTTCCATTGTTTTCATTGGTGAAAATAATGCAAGAATCATCCACATCAACCTTACAAGGGAAATCTTGCCTGAAACCTTGTAAACCTTCATAGTGCATCAGCGTAACTTTTGAATCCTTCTTTTTCTTTGAAAATAACATTTCAATCTTCCTTTCCAAAATCAATATAGATTATTTTTCCTATGCGTTTGATAATTCTTTTTTCACAGCGTATTTGTCAGCAACCAAAAGAACATTAGTAATGTAGTTCTTCAGATTTTCTTTATCAGCAGAATCAAGGCTATTGAATAAATCCAAGAAGGCTTTTTCTTCCCTGGTTACAACAGTTTTGATTTCTTCAACCCTTTGCATTGGAACATCATAACCCATCAACCAGGCTTCAGATACATTAAGAGCCTTTGCAATCTTATGAATTGCAACTTGCTTTGGTTCATACTTACCTGAAATGTATTGACTTATTGCAGATTTGCCTATTCCAGTTGCTTGGACTAAATCAACAGCCTTCATTCCTCTTAGTTCCATTCCCTGACGAATACGCTTATAACAAGCTTCTTTTTGTTCATTCATAAGAACACCTTCCTTTCTTACACGCTTCAATTATATCACAAAGTTCAAGAAAAATCAAGATTTTATGAAAAAAGTTCAAGAAATTTAGAAAAACCTATTGACAAACGAAAAAGGACTTGCTATAATAAAAGAGGTTCAAGAAGCTGAACCGAAAAAGAGAAGTGGAAAGGGGTACTTGAACAATGGCAATCACAAAAAAAATACTTGTTCAATTCAAACAGTAGTTAATCAACTTGAAGGGCTTTTTGATACCTTCAATGAACATTTCTTCAATAATGAACTTCAGAAGCCTGTTATTACTGTAAATCCTGATGTTACAAAAGGTGCTTATGGCTGGTGTACTTCTTGGAAGGCTTGGAAGCGTAATGAAGAAGATGAAGGGCAATATGAAATTAACCTTTGTGCTGAACACCTTAATAGACCATTTGAACAGATTGTAGAAACCCTTATTCATGAAATGGTGCATCTTCTGAACCTTCAGAATGAAGTTCAAGATACAAGCAGAAGCGGTATGTATCACAATAAGAAGTTTAAGGAAGTTGCAGAAAATCATGGGCTTACTGTTGAAAAGGATTCCAAGTATGGTTATTGCTATACAAAGTTGAATAAAGAAGCATTGGCTTTTGTATCAGCTATGAATGGTGAACCCTTTGAAATGTACAGAACCAAGATGGCTAAGATTTCTGTTAGCAAAGGTTCTTCTTCAAGAAAGTATGTATGCCCCTGTTGCGGAACTATCGTGAGGGCTACAAAAGAAGTAAGAATTATCTGTTCTGATTGTGGTGTTGAATTCCAAGAAGAAATGTAAGGGGGTGAAAGTATGAAGAAAATCCTTGCTGCTTGCATCAAGCAGATAATTCAGTTTGATTCTGAAGCTGAATATGAAGCGTTCCTGAATAAGCTGATAGGTAGTTATCATGTTGTTAGTAAGAATGTTTCCAGGGATG